ATATCTTCCATTCATTGAAATGGGAATCTTTGTAGTTGCATGCTGTGCAGTTTACGAGTTTTATAAAGGAGCCAAACAATGAATACTGTTACTCTTCCTGCTGGTCGCTATCTAATTGGTGATCTCTGCTATCGTGGAAATCAAATCTGGGATTCAATGATCGACCATATCGATGGCAAGGCTCATAAACTTCCCTCTGATCGTTTTTATGTAATTTTAAAAACCAAGTGGGGTGATGGCAGCTATTTCGATTTCGACCGTAATGAGTATTGGGTTGATTCTGGTACGATTGGTATTATGGAATGGGATGGTGATGATATGAGCGGTCCCAACGGTCGTACTTTTGATTTCATGACAGAGTTTGCTGTATTTGAAGACAAAGGTGATCTTCACTTTGGTGCTGTTGTGGTTGAAACCAATCCACAGTATGATGAACAAGTTGACTATGAAGAAACAGACAACGCTTTAGAAGAGGAATTCTAAGATGCCTAATTGGTGCTATAATCAGTTTACGGTCGTTCATGAAGACCAGCAAATGATCGAGCGGTTTGTAAAAGCAGTCGAAGAAAATAAATTGCTTAATGAATTCATTCCTATGCCAAAAGAGTTGGAAGATACGACATCTCCTTCTCGTGATACCAATGAACAATTAATTGAGAAATATGGTTACAATAACTGGTATAACTGGAGAATAGATAACTGGGGAACAAAGTGGGATATTTCATCTGGCGCTGTTGTTGAATTAATTGGCAACGAAGCTTTTGGTAGTTTCTCCACTGCATGGTCACCTCCTATTCCTTTCTTCGAAGCGTTGACTGATTTGGGATTTGATGTTAATATTACATATGATGAAGAAGGTATGGGATTCATGGGAATATACAATTCTGTAGAAGGTGAAATATACCAGGAATATCCAAACTTTGAGGATCCTGATTGGCGTAAAGGGATTATCAATCCGGATATCTTAGCTTTGTTAGATCAACGATATGACACGTGGCTCGAAGAACAAGAAGAGCTTGAACAATTGGAGAGAATAAATGGATAAATTGTTAATTGTGTTGGGTGCCTTGGTTTTAATTTTTATTGGCCCATTGTTGACTATTTGGGCTTTGGATACTCTTTTCCCTGTGCTCAACATTCCTTACACATTAGAAACATGGTTTGCTACTGCTATCTTGACATCTGGTGTTGTTGCAAGAGCTAGCAAATAACATTGATAAATACTCTTATGGAGTATTATCATGGCATTACTAACGCAACCATCTAATATTAATTTTCTTTCGCCGTTAGGGTTCCAGTTCAATCTGAGCAGGTCCCCTAACGTCAACTTTTTTGTTGTAGAAGCAAATATCCCTTCAATCTCTCTTGGATTTGTAGAATTACCAACACCGTTCAAGAATTTGGAAATTGCTGGCAATAAGATTGATATGGGTTCATTCAATGTTACATTTAGAATGGATGAACAATTTGCTGGATACTTTGAAATCTATAATTGGATGATTGCTCTTGGTTTTCCTGATAACTTTGATCAATATAAAACATTGTTGACAAGTAGCACCGGTGCAAAGGCAACAATATATTCTGACGCTCAATTGACAATCTTGACAAGTGCAATGGTTCCTAACATTGTTGTAACATTTGAAGATTTGTATCCGATATCTTTGAGTGATGTTGATTTCAGAGCGACAGACACAGACGTAAATTATGTTACTGCAACTGTTGAATTTAAATATAGAAGGTTTACAGTAGCTCCCGCGACGTAACCAATATAAGGTTTTATTATTGTGAAGCTTGAAGATATTTTAGATATGTGGGCAGAAGACTGCCAAGTGAATAAGTTTGAGTTGGGTGAAGAGAGTCTTAAGCTACCTAAACTTCATAGCAAATACCTGAGATGTTTTTCGGAAGAACGATTGCTACTCCGTAAGTTAGAAGAAGAACGGAAGAGTCTCGTCAAGGATAAGCACGACTACTACAGAGGTGTGATGCCAGAAGAAGATCTCAAGTCTAATGGATGGGAACCTTTCCGTCTTAATGTTCTTAAGTCAGACATTCCTATGTACCTCGATGCAGACCAAGACGTTATTAAAATTAATTTAAGAATTTCAATGCAACAAGAAAAAGTGGATACGTTGGAGTCTATCATTAAAGCAATTACCAACAGAGGTTATTTAATAAAGAATGCAATTGATTTTGAAAAGTTTAAGGTAGGTGCCTGACATATATCTAAAGAAGGTCAATGAAACCTATTTACGAATAGAGGCAGAACCTTCAACTTCCCAAGAAATATCTGATCATCTCACATTTGAGGTTCCAGGGGCCAGGTTTATGCCTGCTGTCCAAAATCGCTATTGGGATGGTAAAATCAGATTGTTTAATGTTACAACTGGTCTTGCATATACTGGTCTTGTTAAAGAAATTTCAGAGTTTGCAGGATCACGTAACTATCAGATTGAGATTGATCCTGAATTAGAATACAATGCGATATTTGATGACGTTAATCAAGTAATTGAGTCATTCAAACTTACAAAAACACCAAGAGATTATCAGGTAGAAGCTTTTAAGACAGCTGTTGAGAATCAACGTAACATATTCTTATCTCCCACCGCCTCTGGTAAATCACTATCAATCTATTTGCTTACAAACTATTACAACAATTTAATGAACGAGAAGGTTCTGATTGTTGTACCTTCGATATCTCTTGTTATGCAATTAAAAAACGACTTTGAAGATTATCAAGGTAAATCTTTAGACATCCATTGCATTACTGCTGGAGTTGATAAGGCATCTAATAGTCCTATTGTTATATCAACATGGCAATCAATATACAAAATGCCTAAGCAATGGTTTAGACAATTTGGTTGTGTAATTGGTGACGAAGTTCATCTATTCAAAGCTACCTCTCTTAAATCAATTATGGAAAAGCTCGAGAATTGTAGATATCGTTTTGGTTTCACAGGAACACTCGATGATTCTCTAACAAACAAAATAACACTGGAAGGTTTGTTTGGTCCTGTTAAGCAAGTTACAACAACGACAAAGTTGATGGAACAAGGTCATGTTGCTAACTTAAAAATTAAAGCAATTGTTCTCAAACATAACAATGATTGTAGAAAGCTTGCAAAGAAATTTAAGTATCAGGATGAGATAGATTTTATTGTAAGATTTGAAAAGAGAAACAAATTTATTAGAAACCTTGCTCTTTCACTAAAAGGTAATTCTCTTATTCTATTTCAATTTGTCGACAAGCATGGTAAAGTGCTTTATGATATGATGACTGCTAAAGATCCAGATCGTAAGATCTTTTTTGTTCATGGAGGTGTAGATGGTGTTGATAGAGAGAAAATTAGAGAGATTGTCGAAAGAGAATCCAATGCTATTATTGTTGCAAGCTATGGAACTTTCTCCACAGGTATTAACATTAGAAATCTTCATAATGTCGTTTTGGCCAGCCCTTCTAAGTCTCGCGTGCGTATTTTACAATCAATAGGAAGAGGTCTTCGTATTGGAGATGAAAAGACAGAGATGGTGTTATATGATATCGCAGATGATTTGAAATCTGGAACATCAGTCAACTTTACTCTTCAACATTTTACCGAAAGACTAAATATCTATAATAACGAAGGTTTTGATTATAAAATCTTCAATATGGAGTTATGAATGAAAATTGTTTTGTTTAGTGTGCCAGGCAGCCCTCCTTTGATTGCTAACATTCTTAAAGAAGAAGATGATTATATTACTGTTGAATATCCTCTGGCATTGTTAAAAGAAACTCCCCATGTATACACATTCCAATATATGCCATTTGCAAAAGAAGGAATTGTTGTTTTTAGAAACAACTCAATTGTAAGTGTATCGACGGTCAGTCAAGAGATTCAAGACTATTACAAAGAAATGGTTGAGTTGTACAAAAATCAAAAATTGGTTTTCAAAACAGAAGATCTCGAAAACCAACATCAAGAAGAACATCAAGAAATAGTTTACAATCCGCCAACAAAAACGTTGCATTAATTAAACTATTGTAATACAATAATAATTATATTCTAATTAATGTTGTAAAGGAATACTGTTATGGCTAAGGCACCAAATAAACATTACATTGATAACAAGAAATTTTATACTGCGATTATTCAGTACAAACGTGATGTTGAAGATGCACGTGCCCAAGGTAAACAAGACCCTCGTATTCCTGCATACATTGGTGAATGTCTATTTAAGATTGCAACACGTCTTTCCCTGAAGCCAAACTTTATTGGATATACGTTCAGAGATGAAATGATATCCGATGGTCTTGAGAATTGTGTTAATTATCTAAACAACTTTAATCCAGAAAAGTCAGACAATCCTTTTGCATATTTTACTCAGATTATTTGGTTTGCATTCATTAGACGTATTGACAAAGAAAAGAAACATTTGTATATTAAACAAAAGACGTTGGAGAATTTTTACTTTGAAGGCATGTTGGCAGAACAAGGTATTGGTGAAGAAGACAAGGTTGTCAATGTTAATCTTGACAATGAGTATATGAAGGGACTTGTCGATTCATATGATAAGAAGCAGGCAGAGAAACTAAAGAAAAGTAAAGCAAAGAAGGCAGAAGCAGAGGCTCTGATTGCTATTGAATTGGAGGAAGACTATGAGTGATAAAAAAATCCATTTGGTTCCACAGATCGTTATTGACTGTGCAGAAAATCTTGCAAATGCAAAACACGACCATATGAGAGATGCATATATGAGTCGTCTTGAGGCTATTCGTGACTATTGTGATCATGCATTGAAGTCAGTTGGCCAATCGACATCATCATATATCCCTCCGAAGAAAAATAATATCCTAAGAAACAAGTCCCAATTGGGTTACTCACGTATTGGTAGAAACAACGTATAGTTTTTAATCTTTGTATTTTATAAATATCGTTATAGACAGCAAATTAATTTGGAGTCAGAAACGATGTTTAATGAATCAAAATATACTAAAATTTATTATAATATTATTAATAAAAGGCGTTATAATTTAATACAAGACGGAGAAATACATCATATTATACCTAGATCAATGGGTGGTAGTGATGATGCGGATAATCTTATAAAATTAACATATAGAGAACATTTTATATGCCATCTATTACTAACTAAAATGTGTTTGAACTTGCAAGATCAAATTAAAATGTGTTGGGCTATACATAGGTTAACTTTTTCGAAAACAAATTATAACAGCCACCAGTATGAAATAGCTAGAAAAATACACGTTAAAAATTTAAAAGATAACCATCATTCTAAAAGAATATACGGTTGGAATGAAAGAATGATAGAACAATCGTTACAATCATGGGCAAGTGATGAGGAAAGAAGAAAGAATACATCTGATAGAATGAAACAAAATTGGGTTGATAATAAAGAGAAATTATTAAATCATAACAGAAAAAATTCTATTAAAGGTATATTAGCATATAGAGAAAAAAATAAAAATAAAATAGAATATAAAGGTAACTATTATTATAGCTGGCCTCATTTACAAAAAGAAACTAATATAACAAAACACTTGTACAAAAAATATTATATTAATGGTATCGATCCAGAATTTAGAATTGGTACTGATGGTCCAATACCTAGCGAGAAAGGAGAATCAGTGAGATGAAAATCGGTCTTATAACTGATACACACTTTCGGAGTCCGTAACGATTCCGTCATTATGCATAACCAAATGAAGAAGTTTTTAGATGACATTTTTTTCCCAACTCTTGCCAGAGAAAATATTACTACTGTTATTCACCTTGGGGATCTTGTTGATCGTCGGAAGTATATAAACTATTTGACCGCAAAGCGACTTCGTAATGACTTCCTTGTTCCTCTTCAACAGAACAACATTACGATGCATATTATTGCTGGTAACCATGACACGTTCTACAAGAACACAAACGATGTTAATGCATTGACAGAGTTAGTCAGTGGCAAGTTTGATAATGTTCATGTTTGGCATGAAGCACCTGTAGAACATAGATTTGATGGAACAAATATTCTCTTCCTTCCTTGGATTTGTGATGACAATAGAGAAATCACAATGCAGTCTATCAAATCCTCAAAAGCACCTATTGTAATGGGACATCTGGAGTTAAGTGGTTATGAAATGTACAGAGGACACATATCCGATCATGGTGATAACCCTAAGATCTTTGATAAATTTGATATCGTTTGTTCTGGGCATTATCATACTCGTTCCAACAGTTCTAATATTTTTTATCTTGGTACTCCCGCTCAGTATAATTGGTCTGATTTTGGTGATGATAAAGGATTCCACATTTTAGACACTGATACGAGATCGTTAGAGTTTATTGCAAATCCAAATAAAATATTCCATAAGTTCTACTATGATGATCTCAACAAACAAATAGACGAGGTAGTTGTCTTTGATGCAGAACAATACAAGGACTGTTATGTCAAGGTGATTGTCAAGAACAAGACCAATCCTTATTGGTTTGATCTTGTCATCGATAGGCTAGAAAAGTCTGGCGCTGCAGACCTACAAGTGGTTGATGACCACTTCAACCTTGACCTTGAGGCAGACTCAGATATTGTCAGTGAGGCAGAAGATACAATGACAATCATCCGCAACTACATTAGTAGCATGAGTATTAATACAGACCGTAAAAGGGTTGAGAATATTATTCAAGAATTGTATATTGAAGCACATAATATTATTTGAGGATAGCCGGTGTAAGAATTATAAATATTAAAAAGTTCTTACACAGGATATTAATATGAAACAATGTACAGATTGTAAACAAACAAAAACAATTGATAATTTTTATAAAAGTCATATAACACCAGCTGGAACTCAAGTATATAAATCAAGATGCAAATCATGCCAACAAATTAAAGATAGGCAACGATGGGCTAATATGTCAATTGAGCAAAAGCGTAAATGGCAAGAAAAATCCAATAGTGATAAAGACTATCATAAAAACTACAGATTAACTACAAAATATAACATAACGCTTGAAATGTTCAATGAGATGTATAGTAATCAAAATGGAAGGTGTTTTATTTGTGAAGAAGCAGTTTCTGAAAATGAAATAAGAGTTGATCATGACCATAAAACAGGTAAGGTAAGAAAATTGTTATGTCATAATTGTAATGTAATATTAGGTCATTCAAAAGAAAAAAAAGAAATATTAATGAAATGTGTGGAGTATTTGAGTGATTTTTTTTAAAAAGATCAGATGGCGAAATTTTTTAAGTACTGGCAATAGTTTTACAGAAATCAATCTTAACACCAACAACACTACATTGATTGTTGGTGAGAATGGTGCAGGGAAGTCTACACTTCTCGATGCATTGTCATTTGCTCTATACAACAAACCATTTCGTAAGGTTAACAAGAATCAACTTCTCAACTCAATTAATAAAAAAGATCTTGTTGTTGAGATTGAGTTTGATATTGGTTCGAGCATGTACAAGATTGTACGTGGTATTAAGCCTAATATCTTTGAAGTCTATCAAAACAACAAGATGATCAGTCAGGATGCTGCAAACAGGGACTACCAGGAAGTTCTTGAGAGACAAATCCTTAAGTTGAATCACAAGTCATTCTGTCAGGTTGTTGTTCTTGGTTCTGCATCGTTTGTTCCTTTCATGGAGCTTGCTGCAGCATCACGTCGTGAAGTGATTGAGGATCTTCTTGACATTCAGATTTTTTCTACAATGAACAGCCTTCTCAAAGAAAAGATATCTGTCAACAATTCACAATTGATGGAAATAGAATACCAATATGATTTGACATCAGAAAAGATTAAGATGCAACAAGAACATATTGATCTGATGCAAAAGAACAACGAACAGCAGATTGTCAAGCTAAAAGCTGACATCAAAGATTATATGGAAAAGATTGAGTTAGAAAAAAATGAGATTGAACGTCTGGACTCAGAAATTGTATCGCTCAAAGACGGTATCGAAGATCAAGAACAAGTCAATAAAAAGCAAAAAACATTACAAAGACTCGAAGTACAACTGGCAGATAAAATTACCAAACTCCAGGCTGACATCGAATTCTTTACAACACATGATAGCTGTCCTACTTGCAGACAAGATATTGACACACAGTTTAAATGCGAGACTGTCGATGCAAAGCAAGTACAGATACAAGATACCCAAGATGGTATCGAGAAACTCAAAGAAGAAATCCAAACCATTCATGCAAGGATCCAATCTATCGCTGATATATCGTCTCAGATATCTACCTTAAATATTGAGAAGATCACACACTCGAATTTTATTTCTGGTTATGTTCAACAATGTAAGAAAGCAGCAAAAGACATTGAAGAGCTAAACAAGAAGACAGAAGAGTTTGTTCTCAATGATGATAAGATGAAGGAACTCGAGACATTAATTGAAGAACAGATAGAAACAAAGAGCACACTACAAAAAGATAAGGATGCTCTTGGTATTGCTTCTATCATTCTCAAGGACAATGGTATTAAGTCTCGAATTATTAAACAGTATGTTCCTGTAATAAATAAGCTGATCAATAAGTATCTTGCTGCTATGGACTTCTTTGTCAACTTTGAATTGAATGAAAATTTTAATGAAACAATCAAATCAAGATTTCGTGATGAGTTCTCATATGCATCATTCTCCGAAGGTGAGAAGATGCGAATCAACCTCGCAATTCTATTTACTTGGAGAGCTGTTGCTAAGCTTCGCAACAGTGCTAGCACTAATCTACTTATTATGGACGAAGTCCTTGATGGGTCACTTGACTCTAATGGCACTGATGAGTTTCTTAAAATTATCGGTAATTTGACTCAAGATACAAATACGTTTATCATTAGCCATAAGGTCGATCAAATGGTTGATAAGTTTAGTAATGTAATCAAGTTTGAGAAGCACAAGAACTTTAGCAGGATAGCGGGATGACAACACAAGAAGAAATACTGAAAGCTTACAAACAAGGTTTTCAAGATGGTTGGAAAATGGCCATGGAAGAAATGAAGGATTTTACCGAAAAGAGTAATGGTAAATTATATCCTACTGTACCAGATATTCCAAATATTCCTGACATTCCTGATACTACAGATCCGACCAATCCTTTTGCACCACGTGGTCCAGCAGGACCATGGGCTCCTAAAAATTACGACTTAAGGTCAGGTTGTCCTGTTTGCAGTAGAAAAGGTCCGGACTTAATGGTATGCTTTAATTCCAAATGTCCTTCGAGGGTAACATGCTAATAGAAGAGATAAGAATCGATAAAGACAAACAAGTTCGTTGTGAAAGGTGTGGGATACTATTAATTAATACTCATGGTGTATCACAAGTGATTACACATATTTGCAATGAAGAAGAATGTCCTTCAACTGACATTCTCAATAAGATGGGTAAGATAGATGAGTGATTTTGTAGAAAATTATCGTAAGTGGCACACATATATGTCATATGCAAAGAGTGTCGTTCGTATTGTTGGATGCTTTTTTGCAGCACAAGGATTAATTTCATTACAATTGTTTGCATTGTTTATTTGTATTGCTGAGGTTATTGGAATCGTGGAGGAGTGGGTATGATTGTAAAGTATCCTGATCCTATCCTCTCTACCCCTACAAAACCTTTTGACTTTGCAAATCCACAAGTTGATCCTCAACAACTTGCAATCGAATTAATGACAGAGATGAATAACCATAATGGTATTGGTCTTGCTGCAAATCAAATTGGTTATCGTTATTCTGTATTTGTTATGAGAGGTCATCCCGAAAACCTTGTTTGTTTCAATCCAAGAATTGTTAGTGGATCAAGAGAAACAGAAACATTAGAAGAAGGATGTCTTTCTTTTCCTGGAGTCAGCGTAAAGATTAAAAGACACGAGACTATTCGTGTTAGATTCCAGATGCCTTCTGGTATGACAACAACAGAAACTTTTTCTGGATTGACCGCAAGAACATTTCAACATGAACTAGATCATCTAAACGGCGTCGTGTTTATCAACAGAGCTAATAGATATCACAGAGATAAGGCTATGAAAGGATACTACGACAATGTCAAATAAACTAGATGGATTTAAGATGGGGGAATATTTTATTTCATTTCCTCCAGGAGATTTTGTTAAAGAGGATGATCAAGGAACATACGTAATTGTTGACATTTATAAGATCAACAAGGACAATGATGGTTATACTAAAGTTGAGCGTGACGAAATTTCTAAAGATCTTGAAGCTCAGATTAACGAAGAACTTAACCGTATGTTATTAGAAGCAATGAATATTTGGAAAGAAGAAAATGGAAAACAGCAAATCAGTCAAGAAGATTAAGGTTGCAGAGTTATTCTACTCACTACAAGGTGAAGGTCAGTATCTAGGTACACCTTCAATCTTTTTAAGAGTATTTGGTTGTAACTTTAAGTGTGCTGGTTTTAGCATGCCACGTGGACAACTATCAGAAGAACGTCTTGCAATTGATCCAAAGCAGTACACAGACTATAAGGCACTTCCACTCGTACATACAGGATGTGATTCGTATGCTTCATGGGATCCTCGTTTTAAGCATCTTTCACCTATGATGGAAGTTGGTGAAATCGTTGACAAGATGGAAGAACTTCTTCCCAACGGTATGTTTGGTAACGATGCTCATTTGATCATTACAGGCGGTGAACCATTGCTTGGATGGCAGAAGATGTATCCATATCTTCTTGCAGAAATTGGTCGTCGTCAAATGGGATTGAATAACATTACGTTTGAGACGAATGGTACACAACAGCTTGATCAAGACTTCCTTGACTTCTTGAAAGCAAATCCGTTCTTCCCTGATCTCAACATTACATTTAGTGTATCTTCTAAGTTACCTTCATCTGGTGAGAAGTGGGAGGAAGCTATTCGTCCTGAGATTATCCGTCAATACTTTGATAACAGTCACTTGACATACTTTAAGTGGGTTGTGTCCAATCAAGATGATTATGATGATGTTGTTCGTGCAATAGATACGTACACAGAAGGTCTTGGTGAAGGTATGATGGCAAATATTCCAATCTACATTATGCCTGCTGGTGGAACAACAATGCATTACAATGACAACGAGAAGTGGGTTGCTGATCTTTGTATGAAGAATGGTTGGCGTTATACTCCACGTCTTCAAGTTCAGCTATGGAAGAATGCTTGGGGTACTTGAAATATATACTTTTATAAATACTTCTATAATAGTATAGGAGTAATAAGATGGAAAAATACGGGTTTGTATATATTTGGTATGATAAAAAACATAAAAGATATTATATCGGATGTAGATGGGGTAATGAAAACGATGGTTATATTTGCTCATCACCTTGGATGAAACAAGGTTATAAACACAGACCAGAAGACTTTAAAAGACGTATTCTTTCTAAAATTTATACTAATAAAAAAGATCTATTAGAGGAAGAATATAAATGGTTATCCATGATAAGAGATGAAGAATTAGGTAAGAAATATTACAATCTTCACAATTATCATTTTAATCATTGGAGTGTCAATGATGGTAAATATATTTCTGTCAGAGAAAAAGTATCTGATACTAAAAAGAAATACTGGAGTAGTCCTGAGTCTGATAATAATAGAAAGCTACTTAGTGAATTGAATAAATCAAAAGGTATTAAACCTCCTTCACAAACCGGTAAAATACCTTGGAACAAAGGGTTGACTAAAGATACTGATCCTAGAGTACAAGCTAATGCAATAGCTATTAGTAAGCCTAAGTCAAATACAGAAAAGATGGGAAAGTATGACAGAAGTAATCCAAACTACAATATTAAAAACGGCAAGAAACAATGAGAAAAAGTTCAGATATTATTGATGATTTTATTAACTCCCTAGAGAAGTTAATAGATGATTTAGATGATGAGTGGCACCATAACGATGAAGGTGAATGGAGAATGGCTGACAACATTCGTAGGAATATTTTGCCATTGTCCAAAGAAAAGTTCAAACAACATTTGGACGAATATATTGATCGTAGAATTGAAACATATTGTGAAAGACATATGATTCAACGTGTAAAATTTGAAAAATCCGAGGAGCAATAAAATGTATTACTCAACAAAAACATATGGAACAGATAGAGGTTTAAGTTGCTGCTTTCGTCAGTGGAGAGCAGATCACAGTCATTGCTCTACACTTCATGGATACTCAATTGGTATTAAATTAATTTTTAAGTCAGAAACCCTTGATGAAAAGAACTGGGTAATGGACTTTGGTGGTCTTAAAGCTTTTAAGGCATGGGCAGATCTTATGTTTGATCATACAATGCTTATTGCACATGATGA